TCGGGCGAGGAACGCAGCACGCGCAGGCTGACCGGCGCGCCTGTGCCGCCCTGGCGATACTCAGCATCGCAGCCAAGATGTGGATCGGCGATCAGGCTTGCCATGGCGGTATCGAAGGCGCTCATCGCCTCAGCACCTCGACAATGCGCGGCAGCGTCTTTTCGGCGGAACGGCCAATGACATAGCCACCCAAACCAATCTCGACGATGTTCCAGAGCTTCAGCGCCTCGCCTTCACTGATCCCTGGCGCCGACCAACCGAGCCAGCGTGCGACGATCAACAAACCAAAGGTCAGCATCAGGATTGGTCGCCAGCAGGCGGCGAGCCAATGTTCCGATTGCGCTTCGGCCTTGATGATATCGGCGGCGGCTTTTTCCAATTCGCCCGCGCGCGCCAGCAGGGCGGCATTCAGTTCCGCCTCGGCCTTTTGGCGCGCCTCCGGATCTGGGAATAGGCGTTTCAGCGCATCGCCCAGGATCGGCACCAGGGCGGGCAGCAATGCGCCGATCATGGGTATTTCCCCCGATCCAATTCGAAATGCGGGCCATCGGGGAAGCTCGCCCAATCACCGCCCCAGGTGATCGCCACGCCCAGTTTTTGTGCTGCCCCTTTCACGGCGCTGGCGAGTTGCGAGTACAACGGCCAATCCCAACGGATTTCGCCATTCTCCGGCACGCCATCCCCGTCATCGAGCCAATAGCCGAGATCCACGGCATGGCCCGTCAGGTGCCGGCTGTTCATGGTGCGCGAGGCACCGAGTGCGACAAGCTTGGCTTGCCTTTCGCGGGACCGCAGCCCCTCCAGCACAATGAAGGGTGCGGCCTTACGCGCCTCAATCACCACCCGCACCAGATGGGGATGCACGCCTTGCATGCGTTCGTGATCGCGCGGCAGCAGACTGGCCATGTTCACGCCCCCGCCGCCGGAACGCGGTTGAGCCAGACGCGCACCGTGGCATCGGCAGCCAGCGCGGCCTGGGTGGAGATGCCCACCTGGAAATTGCCGGCGGCGGTCGCGGTAATGCGCCGGTTGGTATTGTCCCAGAACACCCGCACACCAGCGGCGATGGCCAGCGCCGGTTCCTTGGTAAGGTCGAACACTCCCGTGGTCGCGGCCTCAATCATGGCGTTCTGCACGCCATCCACGGCGGCGACGCCAAACAAGGCACCGACCAAGACGCCCTGGCCGGCGGAAACGCCTGTCGCATAGGGCACGGCAATGGCCAGGCTATTGCCCGGCTGGATGAAGTTACGCATGGAAAAAACCCTCCTGAAACGCAACAGGCGCCCCGAAGGACGCCCGTTGCGAAATTGCGATGATGAAAAAGGGTGAGAGCGATCAGGCGCCCGGATTGAACCAGGCCCCGCGCCAATCAATGGCGCCGACGCCGAAATCAAAGATCACGCTGACCTCGACACCATCCACGCCGGAGACCGGACCAGTGGTGACTTGCGGTCCCTCGGCGCCATTCAGGTAGCCATAGACATAGACCGGCGCGGTCGGCGGATCGGCAAACAGGTACCAGCGGTTATTCGGGATCAGCGGTTCGACCAGCGGCTGGACAAAGCCCGCATAGATATTGGCTTGGCTGATCTGCGTGGCACCCACACTCACCGTCAATTGCCGCGCGGGCAATTCAAGGCTCGGGCCGACCAGCAGCTTCATGGCATTGCCGACGGAAATCGGCAGGCCATCCAGTGTCTTTTGCCGCAGGATCGCAGCGCGACCATTGGCAAGGTTGTTGATATCAAGCGCACTGCCCGCCGCCGCCTTATTCAACCGCGCGGCGGCCGTGCCGAACACCGCAGCCGGGCCGTTCGTCAGTGTCGGGCCATCGCCATTGGCCTGATTGAGCAGCGCATAGGCCGTGGCATTCTCGAAATCCGCCACGCGCCGGCCAATGGCGGCAGCGAAATCCGTGAAGGCGCCGAGGTCGTCATTCACCAGCATCGGGCGGGTCACGCGGATGCGCCGGGCGAAGGTTTGCAGCAGGACGATTTCCTGGCTTTCCGACATGGTGCCAGCCTGGATTTCACCATTCTCCATCAGCGGCATGAGCGTCGGGAAATCACCGACCCGCAGATGGCGGTGCGGCTTGAAGTCCCGGAAATCGCGGCGGAGAAAGATCTGCCGATAGCTCGGCGCCGCCGGCTGATACGCCGCCAGCAGCATCTTGTTCGCCGCAGCCGAGAGCAGCAGCGGAAAGTCGGAGGTGGTGTGAAAGGCGCGCTCGGCGAGCAGCGTCGGGTTGCGCGGTACATTGCGTTCACCGCGGACCCGCAGCAATTCACCGATCATATCGGAAGGCCGCCAGCCCATGAATTCAGTGTGGCGCCCCGTACCTTGCGGCTGATAGCCCGGCATGCTGCGCGCCGCCAAGGCTTCGGCCATGGCATCGAGGATTTCCGAGGGAGAGTTATGCCCCGGCCCGGTTTCCGGTCGCGCCGGAATGGCAGGCGGTGCAGCGCTTTTCACCATGGCGTCGAACAAGGAGCGGCGCGCCTGGTCCGGATGCCAGCCGCGCTCGACAGCCTCACGCCGGATATGTGCGGCGGTCTCGGTGCCGACCAGGGAGCGTGCGGCTTCGATAGCGGTATCAATACCGGCGATACGCTCACGCTCGGCGCGCTGTGCCTCACTGCGCAAAGCTTCCAGATCAGGCGGTGGCGCAGCTGGCGGCGTTTCTACCGTGGTGGTTGCGGGCGGCGACGCGGCAGGCGGCGCCGGAGGGGCTGCCGGGGTTTCCGGCGTCGTCTCGGTCATGGGTGGTTCCTCATCAGGCAGGGCAGGTTCAATGGCGAAGGTCGGCGCGCCCTGCGGCGCCGCGCCACGCACTTGCGCATCCCGATCAACAGGGATGGGCACGATCGAAATCTCAAAAGGTTCCCAATCCACGGCGCGGTAGATCATCTCGCCGCTCACCGGATCGGGGCGCTGGTCATAGCGATGCACGCGATAGCCAATGCTGACCGCACGCAGCGTGCCATCGGCAATGCGCTGCCAGAGCGGTTCAACATCGGCAGCGCCAGAGAATTGCAGCCGCGCATGACCGCGCCCGCCTTCAAGCCGCGCAGCAATCACACGGCCCAGCACATCTCGCGCATCGCTGCTGCGGTGCGTATTCAGCACCGGTGCATTGCCGGAGCCGAGCTGCGCCATGCGGACCGCATTGGGCGACATGTCCAACTCCTCGGTGATGCCGCCGAGGGACGGGACAAAGTTGCGCGCCCGCGCGCCGGTGGACCAAACGACCTCCACCGTGCGTGCGGCACGATCGACGGTGGCGGGTGCGGTGATGGCGCGGCGGGCGGTGATCGATTGCCCATCAGGGGGAAGTCGATCAGGCAAAGCGGGATCAACCGGCGCGGGATCGCTCCCGCCCGGGTCAGTGGTTTCGGTCATGGTGGGCCCTATGCTGTTTGGGTATCTGCCGGCGTTGGCGCTGCCGCCCCGGCCGCGCCAGTTGCGGCGATTTCCACCGCCGCCATTTGCGCTGCATCCTGCGCACCACCGGATTTTGCGACACGCCTTGGATCGGTATCAAGCGAAATGCCAGCCGCATCCAGCGCGGCATTGGCTTCGCGGATCATCTCGACCGCCGAGCGGAAATCATAGCCGAAGGCGCCGGCTGCTTCGGGCTGCGGCACAAAGCCGGCGCGCACCTGGGCGATCAGTGCGGTGGTGTCTTTCAGCGGATCAATCATCTCATGCGCCGGCGGCACATGCGCGACACCCTTGGGCATGGCATCGCCCCACAGCCCCAGCAAAGTTCCCTGGACGTGAAAGCGCTCCGCGATGGGCCGCACCAGCATCGGGATCAGCATGCCGTATTGCACCTGTTCGCACAGCCGGCGGAATTCGATCTTGCCGGCGCGGAGGCTCGAGTAATTCGCCTGGGTCAGATCGCCGGAGACCTGGTCATAGGTGAGGCCCGCACCGACAGCAGCGGCTTCAAGCGAGCGTCGCGCGAAGGCCGTATGCGACCCACCGCCTGAGGGGTTCACCACATTCACCTCGCCATGGCCGCGCCGGTAGAGGATCATCCCAGGCTCGAAGCTTTCCACCGCGCGGCCCTGCGCGTCGCGCAGCAGACCAGGATTGGCGTCGCTCGGTTTGGTCAGCGTTTCCTCGCCGTCATCAGTGACCACCGCCGCAAGGCAGGCCTCGATCTTGGCCTTCATCAGCAGCGCGGCCTCGTAGTCGCCAAGGTCACGAAGTCGGAGCAGTACGGGCGCGAGCCAGGAGACATCGCGTAATTGCCCAGGGCGGCGCTTGCGAAACACATGCAGCACATCGCGCGCGGGGATGAAATTGCTGGCGAGCCGCGCGCCAGGCAGCATCCAGGCGCCGGGATGGGTTGGGAAAAGCCAATAGCCAATCGGCTCGCCTGCCGATCCAAGCGCAATGCCCTGGATGGTTGGTGCGCCATTCACCACGCCATTGCGCGCCGTATCCAGATGATCGCTTTCCAGCACCTGTAAGCTGAGGCCGATCGGGTTCCGCGGCGACGTCGGCACTGTCAGCAGCCGGATGAAGCATTCGCCGCTTTCGACGACGGCACGCATGGCCAGGGCTTGCAGACCGTAGAGATCAAGCTTGCCCTCAGCATCGCAGGCAGAGCTTTCCGCCCAGGCCTGCCAGGCCGCGCCATGCGCCGTCTCCGGCCAGCGCGTCGTAATGCCCGCACCGACCGCATTGCCGGTCCAAAGATCCACGATGCGCGCGGCATAGGGGTCATTGCGCACAGCATCGCGCGCGCGGCGTGCAACGCTGGCGGCGGCCATGCCGACCTCGCCATTCACGCTGCCGCCCGAGGGCGACCAAGCCGAGGCGCGGTTCTCCTGCGCGGCCGCATAGCCCCGGAAGGCATTCCAAGCGGCGCGCAGGTGAAGCTTCATTCGGTGGGGGCCTCAGTCACGGCATCAAGTAGCGCGCCAGCAGCCTCGGCAATCGGGCCATGGCAGGCAATGCGATCCGCCGCGACCCAGGCGAGCGCGAGGCTTGCTGCTTCGGCAGGCAAGAGTTCCTTCTCCCAGGCGATCTGGCGCAGCCGAGCGAAGGCGCGGAACGCCTCATCCGGCACGCCAAGCGCCGCCGCCAGCGTGGCGGGTTGCCAGTGTTGGGTTTGGGGCATGGTGATTTCCATGAATTTTGTGGATAGCCGGACCACCGGCACGCTATGGAAGGATCACTTCCGGTTCAGTTTTTTGAGGTTCGTCATGGCGGTCAGAGTCACGGCCAAGGGTCAGGTGACTATTCCAAAGAGGATCCGCGACCTGCTTGGCATTCAGGCAGGCAGTAAGGTTGCTTTTACGCTTGCCGAGGATGGTCG